CCATATCTCAAAGGTACTAAGAATGGTCGGTTATTATTTAATGATGACTATAACCCTAGAGTAGGTGAAATATACTTTAGCCAATTAGAAAAGAAAAACATAGATAAGATAGATAAGGACTACATAGTTGTAGAACCTAATGTTAAAAGACTCTATGCACACACAGTTAATAAAGCATGGCATGGTTGGGAAGAGTTATTTAAACATGATTTACCATGGCTACAGTTAGGTGATGTGACTGTAAAACGATATACAAAGTGGAAAGAAACAGCAACCTTTAGAGAAGCATTACAAGTATTAAGTAAAGCAAAGTTATTTGTAGGCACAGATGGTGGTTTACATCATGCAGCAGCAGCATTAGGCATACCTTCCGTAGTGATATGGACAGGATTTACTTCACCGAGGCACTTAGGATATGATACCCATAGAAATATACATGACGGTTCAGAGCCATGTGGGACTTATGATAGCGTATGTCAACATTGCCTTCTAAAAAGCAAAGCAATAGCCGTAGAACAGGTTTTAGATGCAGTTAATACTGAGTGGCATAGAACGCAGAGATAACGTCTTAAAACGCTTGCAAAAGCATTGTAAGGGCATTTTAACAAGAGAATGGGATAACAAGTCTATTCCAGTCATGGTAGGTAATTTACATGGTGCAGATAAGATACAAATAGCCTGTAGAGAACAAAAAATACCCTATATTCTGATAGACCATGGCTACTTTCATAGGTCATCTGAATTAGAATGGGCTAGATTCTGTGTAAATAACTACCATTGCACAGATTGGCGTGTATCAGATAGAGAAACACCTAAAGTTCACGAGTATCGTAGTGGTGAAAACGTAGTTGTGTTACCACCAGCAGAAAAGATAGCTTATATTTACCAAACTTCTAATTGGTTAGACAGAACAGTAGAAGAGATTAGAAAACATACAGAAAGAAAGATTGTCATTAAGCGTAAAGGCGAAGGTGACTTTAAACAAACATTAGAAAAAGCTCATGTCATTGTGAGTTTTGGTAGTGTCGCAGATGTAGAAGCACTTATTCGTGGTGTGCCTGTCATAGGTTCACCTTATAGCCCTGCAAACCCTGTATCCAATAACATTAAAGACATAGAAAACTTAACATATTTTGACAGAACAGCATGGTTAAGCTCATTAGCTGCAAGTGAATGGCATAAAGATGAGATGGACAAGTGCTGGGATAGATTAAAAGGACAATTAGATGGCATTTACTAACTATACTAGCTTTGTTTCTACAGTAGAAAGCTACTTAGCACGCACAGACTTGACAACTGTCATACCTGACTTTATTCAGATGGCACAGTTAAGAATGACTCGTGATTTAAGAACAGAAGCTATGTTAAAAGTAGCTACAACTACTCCTACAGATAACAAGGTAGCATTTCCTACTGACTTCTTAGAGTTAAGAGAGATGCACTTTCAGGGTAACCCACCTATTTTGTTAGAGTTCCAAACGCCTGACTTGTTCTTCCGTAATGGTCAAACAACATTATCAGGTCGTTCACACTACTTTACAATGTTAGGTACAGAGTTTCAGTTTGCACCTAGCCAAGATACAGATTATACCATTCAAATTTTATACTATGCTCAACCAACATTTATTTCTAGCACAACTTCTAGTAACTTGTTCTTAGCATACTACCCAGACGCTTTACTTTACGCAACTTTAGCAGAAGCAGAACCGTATCTTATGAATGACCCAAGAGTGGCTACATGGTCAGCATTATATGATAGAGCTATTGTTAATATTAAGAAGAGTGACTTAGGTCAAACATACGCATACACCACATTAAACGTAACACCAAGATAAAGGAAAAATCATGGCAGAAATGAGTAATTTTTTAGAGAATGCACTTATTAATGCAACTCTACGAGCAACAACATACACATCAGTAGCAACAGTTTATGTATCACTATGGACTTCAGACCCTACAGACGCAGGTAGTGGCACAGAAGTTAGCGGTGGCTCATATGCTAGAACTGCAGTCACATTTGCTGCACCTTCTAACGGCGTAACTACAAACTCTGCTGACGTTACATTTCCCACAGCCACCGGTAGCTGGGGAGTGGTTGGGTGGATAGGAATTAATGATGCAGCATCTTCAGGTAATCTTTTATATCATTCACCTTTAGATACATCTAAAACTATTGACTCTGGTGATATCTTCAAGATTTCAACAGGCAACCTTTCAGTTACATTAGCGTAAGGATAACTTATGGCTCTCGTAGTCAAAGATAGGGTACAGGAAACAAGTACTACTACAGGCACAGGTACGTTTACGCTTGCTGGTGCAGTATCTGGCTTTCAGTCATTTTCTGTTATTGGCAATGCTAATACTACTTATTACGCTATCGTAGGTGGTTCAGAATGGGAAGTAGGTCTAGGCACTTACACGTCTTCAGGCACTACTTTAGCTCGTAATACTATACTAGAGTCTAGTAATGGTGGCACAGCAGTAAACTTTAGTGCAGGTACAAAGAATGTATTTGTAACTTATCCTGCTGAAGAAGCTGTTTACCAAGATGCTAATGGTGATGCTTATGCTCCACAGTTTGCTGCATCTAACGGACTTAATGTTAATAACGCAACTATAGGTACATCTTACACATTTCCTACAGGATATAACTCTGTAGAAGCTGGGGATATTACAATTTCTGGTGGTGTAACAGTTACCGTTCCTTCTACATCAAGATGGGTGATAGTATGAGTACAATTATAAATGCAACTACCACTAATGGTGTAGTGATACAGCCTGATAATAGTGGCTCATTAGTATTACAAACTAATAGCGGAACTACAGCTCTTACTATAGATACATCACAGAATGTAGGGATTGGCACTACGAGTCCTAGTAAAAAATTAGAAGTATATGCAACAGCAAATAGTTTACAAATTCAGTCAATAGTTAAAAATGAAAATAGTGGGACAGGTGTAGCAGCTATTGGCTTTAATGTAAGTCATTCTACTGAAGCAACCTCTACTAAAGCAGGTATTGGATTACAGCGTAGTTCTGCTTTTGGAGGCGGTGCTTTATGTTTTTATAATAACAATTCTGGTGTAGCAGGTGACTTTACTACAGCAGATGAAAAAATGCGTATAGACACTAGTGGTAATCTACTATTTAACTCTGGTTATGGTTCAGTAGTTACAGCATACGGATGTCGTGCTTGGGTAAATTTTAACGGTTCAGGTACAGTAGCAATTAGGGCTAGTGGAAATGTTAGTAGTATAACAGATCATGGAACAGGTGATTATACAATTAATTTCTCTACATCTATGCCAGATGCAAATTATTCAACAGTTGCTTTAGGCGATGGACCTGTAAATGGACAACATTGTCAAGCGTATGCTGCTTACTCTGGTGTTCGTTCAACATATAGTACATCTGGCGTAGCGATATCTTGGTTCAATGCAACAAATTCAGGAACTCGTGCTGACCCAGCTATTGCTTCCGTTACTATCTTACGTTAACGAGGAAAATTATGGACAAAAGAATAGTATATCAAAATGACGAAGGCGGAATTGCAATAATTGTTCCTACGCCTGAAGCTCTTGAAACTATGACAATTGAAAATATTGCTGTTAAAGATGTACCACAAGGTAAAGAATATCATATTGTAGACGTATCTGAAATACCAACAGACAGAACATTTAGGAACGCATGGACATGGCAATAATTATTGACATAGATAAAGCTAAAGACATTACTAAAGATAGGTTACGTCAAGAACGTGAACCATTACTATTAGCTCAAGATGTAGCATTTCAACGTGCTTTAGAGTCTAACGCAGACACATCTGCTATTGTTGCAGAGAAGCAAAGACTTCGTGATATTACTACATTAGTAGATACAGCAAATACAGTAGAAGAACTAAAAGCATTGGAAGTTAAATAATGGCTAACCTTATACTTAACGGTTCTACATCTGGTAGCGTTACATTATCCTCTCCAGCAGTATCAGGCACAACTACGCTAACATTGCCTACTACGAGTGGGACTGTGCTGACAAGTGCAAGTAATACAGGATTTCCTGCAGGAAGTGTGTTACAAGTATTACAAACAGTAAAAACAGATGTATTTAGCACAACATCAACAACAATGGTTGATATTACAGGATTATCAGTAAGTATTACACCATCATCATCTAGCAATAAAATATTAGTAATGTTTTCTGGACAAATTTCTTCTGCTAATAATGTTAATAGTACTGGTATACAATTATCAAGAGGTGGTTCTGCAATATTTATAGGAGATACTGCGGGAAATAGAGTTAGAGCAACTTCTATGGCTTATGGAGATAATGTTGATACACAGTATGCTGGTAATTTTTCATATTTAGATTCACCAGCTACTACATCATCAACAACGTATGCGATACAAATGAGATGTAATTCTGCTGGAACAGCATACTTAAATAGAAGTTCTGCTGATGCAAATACAGTTACAGATTTTAGAACACCAGCGTCAATTATAGTTATGGAGATAAAAGGATAATGAATCATAAAGCTATATATACATTATATCCTAACGTTGTCTCTATAGATGACGGTGCAGGTGCATTTGACAAAGACGGTAATAAAGTAGAAATAGACTTATCACTTGTTGACGCTTGGTTAGACCCAGAACAATATAAATATCAAAGAGCTAAAGAATACCCAGCTATCTCTGACCAACTAGACTACATTTACCATAACGGTATAGACGCATGGAAAACAGACATGATTGACCCAGTAAAGACTAAATATCCTAAAGGAACAATATAATGCCTGTTACCATATCAGGAACAAACGGAGTTACATTCCCAGACAGTAGTCTACAAGCTGCTGCAGCGTCACCTTATGTGCTAAAGAACCGTATTATAAATGGTGATATGAGGATTGACCAACGTAATGCTGGTGCGAGTATTAGTAACAACACAACTGGAACTCAATATTCTTTAGACAGATGGTTAATTTATGGTACTCAATCATCTAAATTTACTGTTCAACAAAATGCAGGAAGTGTAACTCCGTCAGTTGGCTTTACTAATTATTTAGGTGTAACATCTTCTGCTGCTACTTCCATTGGTACTGGTGATATTTTTATTTTTTCCCAATCAATAGAAGGTTTAAATATAGCAGATT